TCTTTGCCATCACTCATGTTCTGCAAGGACTTTTTCAACGTGTGCCTTAGCTGTATTCCAAGCTACAGGGCCATCTTCGTTTGCATAACCTACAGGATCAGAACGATCTAGTTTAATAAAGGCTTCAATACGCTCTACTGAAGAAGCAGATTTGTAATCTGAGAACCATAGACCATTCATATAAATTGGTTTATATGAGGTGTTAGTACGTTTGTATACTTCATTAAATTCAATTTTCAATTCATCACATAATGCCTCCCCATCTTGCAGTATAGTAAACTTATCACCCTCCAAATAAGGGGTAAAATAACCTACTCTGTCTGCTTCCCAATTACCAATTCTAAAGGCTGTATCATCTGCATCTCTAAATTCTTGTCTACAATCAGGATAGATAGCATGATCACCAGCATGAATTCCTAGAGCAATATCACACTGTTCTTCGGTTTTATTAGCAATTGAAAGTGCAACTGCTTGAGTAATAGAGGCAAAGATTTTATTACGGTTAGGTACAACTGTTGCCTTCATATTATCTTCGGCGTAATGTCCCTCAGGTACTTCACCCCCACCTTCTACAAGTGCTGAATCCAAAAGATCAACTAGACCATCAAGTTTGATTACTTTGTAATTAACTTTATGACCATTTTCACCTAGATAATTAACTAGGGATTGAGCACGTTCTAGTTCTACTCTATGCTTTTGACCATAGTCAAATGAAAGAGCTGTTACTGAGTCATATTCTTTCAAACACCTTAGCAAAAGTGTGCTTGAATCCATACCTCCTGAGAGGGATACTACTGCATGCTTCATACTAAATCTTGTACTTTATATTTGAAATAAGTGGAAAGAAAATCTTTTGGGTACAGACAAACTAATCCTGTATACACTGAATTAGATACTTGTCTCATCTTAACAGGCACATTAAGAGATTGTGCAGCTGCTGCTACTTCTTTTCCTAATTGATTTCCGGCTGCATGGCCTAGATAATCATACAAACTCATCATTTCATTTGTTTTCATAGTTCGTTAATTTTTCTGAATTTATTTAAATTGTAAGTAAGCAAATCCCAATCTACAGAATCAATATAAAGATTATCATTCATATTAGCTATAGGCTTTTCTAGTAATCCAAAATCACTATATTTGATATCATCTAAAGTTGCCATAATAGGGGATGATGTATCTATTGTTTCTATAAATTTAAATCCTTTATAATATAAAAACTCTTGTGGTAATTGACAACCTAAAAGGTGAACTCTATCAAAATTTGTTAAAACTCCATTTTTATAAAGATCTGTAATTACCTTAACCCTTCCCAACATTTTTGAAATATGTGGATTTGGGTGTGGAAATATTCTCTTATAATATTTTGCCCCATAAGAGAAAGCTATTTTCTTGTAACATAAATCTTTAAACAGTTGAACAGTCATAACTGTTTCAGAATAGGCATGGGACTGAACAACAGCTACTTTTGTAACCTCAGGTGGCAATTCTACATTAGCCCAACGTCTAGCATTTTGAATTGTTGTAACATTATCCTCCCAGGCATCAGGGACGATAAACTCATTAGGTCTAATTTCACCAACCCAATAAAGTAAACGATCTATATCATATGCCTCACCTAACTCATGTAGGGAGTTATCCATTATAATATAACGACCTTTTTTTCTTGCTTCTAAAAAATAATCTCTGTATACCTCTTCTTTATCTAAAAGATGGGGTAAGCAAAAATCATAATCGTTTATTCTTTCACCATCTTCGATTAAACAAAGTGGTAATTCATGTGATATCTTCATCCTTTTCTTCCTCTTTCAATATAAGTATCGAATTTATTAATAAAAATTCCTAGTCCTACCATTCCTACTATAACCACACCTGCTAGGATTCCAACCATTTCGGTATAACTAACTTTGGTTACATATGAGGAATTTAAAAAGAAAGCAATAGGAGCTACAATACTAGAAAGCCATACTAGAGCTGGGATTAGGAAATAAAATAATGGGGTATGGTCTTTTTCCTTGAGCATCCAATTTAGTCTTTTTAGGGCATCGGTAGCATCCTTCCCATAAGCAGGATAATCTTTTTCTCCATCTTTACTTGCAACAGTAATAATGTATTTTTTATACCCAGGATGAGCAGTGCTATCTTCAAGGTAAAAAACTTGTTTTGCGTAACGTTTCATTTTCTTAAGGATTTGGTTTTATAAACTACACTACAATGATGATACAACTCCTCTAGTGTACCATCAAATTCACTTAACTCTTTTTCTAATTCTTCTTCGGTAATTCTAAATTCTTTTAGGAATGATTTTTGGATAGTTTGTAAACGTTCTGCCTCATCTTTGTCAAAGTCCTCCCATAAACGCTTTCTGCGAGCAAAATCAACAGCATGGTTTTCTCTTAGGATTTCGAAATCACCAAGCTCATCAAGTTTTTTGTTGATTTCAAGTTCACAATAAATTGCTTGCCAAAAGTATGGAGAAAAATCAAAATCCCCATTTTTGATCCTGTCTAATAAAGGACAATACTTGTGTAAAGCTTTATTTTTGGCACCCCACCTCCTCCACCAATAGAATTGATTGTATTTGAGGGGTTGGAGCTTAGAAAGTTGATTAAGAATTTCTTCTTCAGAATGAGTTATCTCGTAAACCATACCTAAATATACGAAAACTTTTTAAAATAACCACGTTAAAAATACTTTTTCATTAACACACATTATCGTAATCAATATAGGTAATTGTTACTTCTTCTCCGCGTTCAAGTACCTCTGCAATAGGAGGGTAAATTCTCTTATAGGCTGATGTTGAAGCCCCTGTAAACCCATCTTTTTGTGTATCTCCTACTAGTAAACACCCGGCTGTATGTTCGTCTGTGTTTCCTGTATGGATTAAAATATACTCAAAGTTAGGAACATCCCTCACCCATAACATTCCTTTATGCATGTCACCATATTTTTTAGTGTATCTAGCATGGAACCCACCTGTTGTTCTAAGGGTGATTTTATAGGTACCTGAAGGGATTCTTGTTTCACCTTTTACTTTTTTCTCTCTATACTCATCTTCTAGAGTATATGCTAAAAATTCCCTACCATTAGTTATGTCAAACAATAGTCCCGAGGTAAAGTCATCCTGGGAGTTGAAACGTAATACTTCTAACTTCATTTTTTCGAAAAATGTTCAATGGTTGAAAATCCTAATCCTGCAGCTACTAAATAAAGCATCCCATCCCAAATAAATTCTTTAATAGGAATATCCATAAAGACATTTACGATAAATCCCACAGACATTAAAATAAAAGAAATAATGGTAATTACTCTTTTAGATGATACATTACCATCTGTATCCTTAAGCATTTGTTTTAAAAAGTTTTTCATTTTCATTATAAATATTAACCATCACAACTAATGCAATCTACAGTACGTGAACCTAAATCCCCTTTAATTACACTGTCTGTTCTTAGGTAATAAAGTGTTTTAACTCCTAGTTTCCATGCTTCCATATGTACCTGATTAATCCACTTTGGTGAATCTGTAGGTGCAAATGCTAGATTAAGTGATTGAGTTTGATCAATATATTTTTGTCTGATGGCTGCTTGTTGAACTAGACCTAATTGGTTAATCTCTGCAAATGTTAAGAATATTTCTTTTTCTTCTTCAGTTAATACCTCGTGTGGTAAGTTTACTACTGAACCCCCATCTGCTAGGATTTGATCCCATACTTTAGAAGTATTTTTACCTTTTTTATTTAATACTTTTTCAAGCTCAGGATTTTTAACAATAAAAGTACCTTTTGCACCATTAAAAGTATAAATATTTGCTGGTTGTGGTTCAATTCCTGCTGAACAAGAGTTAATACGAGAGTTAGATACAGTAGGAGCAATAGCCAGCAAGTGAGTATTTCTCATACCTGTACCTTTACACCACACTGGTTCCCCATATTCTAAAGCTAAATCGCGAGATGCTTGTTCAGCTTTACTTCGGATACTATCAAAAATAGTGTGTGTCCAGGCTGTAGAAGCAATAGAGTTAAATGGTAATCCTTTTTGTTGTAAGAAAGTATGCCAACCCATTACACCCAATCCTAATGCTCTACCTTTTTTGGCGTGTCTATGAGTGCGGATCATAGAATCTTTACCATTAGTTTTTTGGATAAATTCTTCCATTATACCATCTAAAAACCAAACAGCAGTCTCAACTACATCTGTATCCTTCCACTCATCGTATTTTGCTAAATTCAGAGAAGATAAACAGCAAATAAAACTATGTTCTTCGTCTGTATGTAGAGTAATTTCAGTGCAAATATTAGTCATACTTACGTCTAAATTATTCATCATATAAGCTAAAGGATTAGCTTTATTGACATTATCTTTAAACATAATGTAAGGTTCACCTGTTTCAACTCGTGATTTTAAAATCTCAAGCCATAATTTCATTGCTTCGGGGTCCCTATCATTTAAGCGACGCATGAAAGAATCATCTACAACAGCACATTGGTGTAAGTTTAAACATTGTCTATTTGGATCACCTTTAGGTCTACGGATTTGTAAAAATTCTCCAATATCTGAATGATTAATGTCTAGATTAACTGAGGCTGCACCTCTTCTTACTGAACCTTGATTAGTTGCGATAATTGTAGAATCATAGATTTTAGCCCAAGGAACTACTCCTTCTGATTTTCCATTTCCTCTAATAGATTCTCCTCTTCCTCTAATTTTTGAAAGTGAGATTCCGACACCTCCCCCGTATGAAGTAAGCCGCATAAGCTCTGCATTAGTAAGTCCGATACCACGTACCGAATCAGGTGTATCAATCCCAAAACAACTAATAGGCAAACCTCTATCAGCACCAGTATTGCTGAGCACAGGAGAAGCCAATCCGATCCAACCATTCCAAATGTATTTAAAAAATTTATTTGCTAATTCGGGTTTACCTAAACGATCAGCTACCGAATTAGCTACTCTTCTGTATGCCTTTCTAGGGGTTTCACCTGGGAGGAGGTATCCTTTAGAGATAGTAGATAAAGCTACTTCATCAAAAAATTCAGGATAATCTTTTCCTCTTTCCCATTGGGTGTAATCTGTTACTAAATTGTTATCCATAATTAAAATATACTTTCATCCCACTCTAAGTGGCCTTTTGAATAATTTGTTACTCTGTTGGCAAAGAAATCAGTGTGTTGCTTACCAGCTGATAAATGGTCAAACCACTTCATTCTATCTACAGCATTCATATCAATATTGTCAATAATTGGTTTATATCCAAGGTCACCTAATTTAGTGTTGACTCTGTTTTTAATAAAGTGAATCAAATCATCTTTAGAACAACCTTCCAAATCACCTAATTCAAATGCTTTGTTAATGAAATCTAATTCAAGTTGTAGTGAAAGCAAGGCTGCTTCGTTTATTGCTGCTTCAAGTTCAGGAGTTTTTAATTCTGGTTTTTCCTGAATGAGGGTTCTGAATAACCAGCATCCTGCTTCGGAATGCATTGACTCGTCTCTAATAGACCATTCAACAATTTGACCCACTCCCTTAAGTTTGTTTCGCATCTTAAAAGATAAAAGTACCGCAAACGAAGAAAATAAATTAACCCCTTCGGTGAACGCAGAGAAAATCGCAAGTGATTTAGCAATCTCATGCCAATCTTTTTCACCATTGAAACTATCCCTAATAGACATAAGGTTTTCAATTTTTGCCATTGTAGCCTCATCCTCCATAAATTCAGCGAAATTATCAAGACCAAGTTCTTCATTTAGTAGTGAATATGCTTCGGCGTGAATGGTTTCAAATGCACCGAAAGTTGTAGCCATCATAATAATTTCAGGTTTTCTAAACCATTTTGTTACTAATCCTGACCAATAATCGTTTACAACTGTTTCCGTTTGGGCAAATCCTTTAAGGATAGAACCCACAATATTTTTTTCTGTGTCTGTTAGATTTTGTTTCCAATCATTTATATCAGACATCATAGGAACTTCTGTATGAAGCCAATGAGCTTGTTGCTGTTTGAGCCAATAATCGGCTGCGTCTTGGTACTCGAACGGCTTGTATACAATACGTTCTTTAGTTATATCTTTTTTACTCATTATTTAGGTTAAAAAATTGATTATTAAGATGTTCTTTATCTGATGGAGAAAAACCATTTGAATCTGGGGTAGAGGATGGAGGTGTAGGGATTGAGTCTAAATCAACTAGATCAAATTTACCTATAGCTGTATCAATTTTTGCCCCAAATGTCATACCATCCATTCCATACCTGTTTTTCATAATATGAAGTCTCCCTGTACCGTTCTGTTTGTCTTCTTTCTTTCTTGACAATGAGACGGCAAAATCAGTAATCATAATTTTGTCGTAGGAACCGGCAGCCTTATCACCCTCAATGATATCATCCTTAGCACCGGCTCTATTAACTTGCGAGACGGACCATATTGGAATATCTAATTGAGCAGCTAACCCTTTAGTTCCAATATAAATATCATCAATTTCATCTTTTCGCTCACGAGAATTCTTTTTACTTCGGAGCAAATCAATATAATCAATAATAATTAAATCGGGAGTAATCTCTTGGTTAATACATTTTTCAATATGAGATTCTAGAGTTGAAATTGTAGCTTTACCTGTTGGGAACTGTTTAATAATTAAATTCCCTTCTATCTTTTCAGTAACTTCTTGTACTTTATCTTTGTGGTTATGGATCTCATTTACTGGGATCTGGGTGAAGAATGAATCATATCTTTTACCAACATAATCTTCTCGCAATTCTAAAGTATAATGCACTACATTATACCCCATTTTAACAGCATGACCTCCTAAAGCAACGAGCGACCAACTCTTACCACCTCCAGGAGAACCAAATAGTAAACCAAGATCTCCATTTCCGAGACCACCTTGTAGTAAATCATTGAATTCATGCCATGGTGTTGGTACAATTTCTCTTTGATCTTTTCTATACCTTGATTCCAAGTCTTTATTATACTCATGTCCTATATTTTTATCCTGACCAGATTTTAAAGCGCTATCTACTAGATACCTAATGGCATCATAATCTCCTGCTTGTAATAAATCCACAGAAGACATAAGTGCTTTTTTAAGTTGTTGGTTTTTACAAAAGTTAAAAAACTCTTCTTTAACATAATCCAAATCCTTTTCAGAAGCTTGGTATGCTGAATGAAGTAGTTCTTTAATTGAAATTTGTAGAACCTCATTTTTAAGTTTCTTAAGTTCTACTGCTAGCACTTCCATTGTAGGAGGGCAATGGTATTTTGTAAAATATGAAAGTGCTTCGTTTATAATCCACTTTGATGCTTGAGACTCAAAATATTCTTCACTTAAAATATCATTTATATTAATTAAAAAACTTTTATCGTTTAGGAGAGCAGCTATTACTTTTACTTGAAATGCTGTTCCATACTGATTTATATTATTTAGAGTCACTGTTATAACTATTTAAAATTTTAAAGGTATTGTTTATCCAAAACTCAACATTTTTAATCAAGTGGCGCATATCGTCTTCATGATAAAATTTCAAAAACGTTTGTGCTTCTAATTTAGGTGTTTTTTCTAAAACCAATTGATCTAAATATTTTTCATCCAATGAAGATAACATAGGATTATGGAGATCCATAACTTTATGTGTTTTTCTTAAATTATCTTCTTCAAACACTATACGTGAATATACTACGTTGTCTTTATGTTTTTCAGTTGCTATATCAATGAGTTGATCCAAAGACATAACCTCCGTTGCTAATTGAGGGAATCGCTTTATAACACCTTTAGGACCAATACCCTTAATCCCTTTAATATTATCAGAATTATCTCCTATTAGTGTTTTGTATAAAATAAAGTTTTCAGCAGGAATACCAAATTTTTCTTGTACTGTATCTTTAGTATAAAAATCTTTTTCTATAGGACGATATACGGTAATATTATCATCTACAAGTTGAATAAAATCCTTATCCGAAGAAACAATAAACACGTTTGAATTATACTCTTTGGCTAATTTTTTAGACAAATATGCTATAATATCATCTGCTTCTGTTTTATCTAATGCAACTGTTTTAACTGGGAGACATCTTAGATAATATGTTAGACGAGAAATTTGATCCAACTTAGCATCATGCTCTTCATCTATATTTTCAAATATTTCCCAATTCGTAATTCTAGTAATGTTACGATTTGATTTATATTCGGAAATTAGATTTTTGCGATTTTGTGAAGACCCCATCCCATCAAATACAATATACAATTCTGTTGGGTGTAAGGTATTAATTAAAGTGCCTAATGATCTTAAAAATCCTCCTAAACCACCAACATGGACTCCTTCCTTGTTAGTAAAGTTTAGCATTGCAAAGTTTCTAAAAAATAAATTTAATCCGTCTATTAAAACTATTCGGTCTTGTTGAGGGGAGGGAGCATCTGCTCCCTCCTTAACATCACTCAACATTTTGAGAAGGTCCTCTTTTTGCATTAATCTGGTTCTTTGTTATGTATAACTTCAGGCTCCAAGATACTATCCTCTTCTATAATATCAAAGTCTACTCCACCAAGAATTTTACTCCATTCCTTGGCGTGATCGTCTTTATACTTTTTGATTTGCTTATCATCATCAAGTATAAATCCGTGAGGGGTCATTACGATTTTGCCCCTAGTGGTAATACCATTAATATGGTTTTTGTCGATTTGCAAGTTAGTGCGTTTAGCAAATTCTACTTGCTTACCATCTTTGATAGCTTTGATTTTTGAGGTTCCAGCGTTTGCAATGTTACCAAATGTTACAACGAATGTAGAATCGAACCACATAGCAAATCCACCTTTGTTCATTAGTTTGGGTTGCCCCATAGGTGATTCTGCTTTTGCTGTCCATACCTTATTAATACAAACTAGAGTATTAGTGTATGGATAGGATTCTTTACGGGACAATGTAATTCTCTGATTGATATTGTTTCCAAATTGAGTTGACATTGCACCTGCATTCCATTCATTGTTGTTTTTATTTGATTTAACAGACATTTCACAAGGAACGGATCCGATTGAATCCCACAAGAACATAAGGTCATATGGGAGGTTACCTTTCTTTTGTTCGTCTATCAAATCTGCAATAAAGACAGCAACATCTTCGATTGTGTTGAGGGTTTCTCTATCTGCATACAAGAAATTACCTCGATAATCAATAAGTTCCCCGGTTTCTTCATCCCATACCTCTTCGACTTGAAGACCCATTTGCATGGCGTGTTCCCAATTCCATTTCATCTCTGTGATAATGAACACTGGGAGGATTTTAGCTTTTTGAGCTGATACTGCTGCTTCAATTAAAGCAGTAGTTTTTCCTGTATCGGAATGGCCCCTTAGGAGCACAATGTGTCCTAAGGGTATTCCGGGGACGGATGTAGTTTGTTGAAACGCATCCGAAAGAGGTACCCACTTTTGGGGTTTAAACTTTACGTTACCTCCAAGACCCTTCTGGGTCTTAAACTTATTGATATCAAAGCTCTTTTTGAGCTCCTCACTTACTGCAGCCGTAAGTGAAGCATTTTTCTTCCTAGCCATAGATTAAAATGGAAGATCATCATCCTCAAACATCTTTTCAAACTTCTCTGACTTTGATTCCTTCTTGTTAAGAGAATAATTTGTCTTAGAGTCTCCATCAAAATCATCTGATTTTTCAGAAATGATATCACCTTCATCTTCTTGTGATTCAGGATTCAACCAATTCTGGAGGATAGTTTTCATATCATCAAATGAATATTTGCGTTGATTTTCCAAAACATCAGGCTGTTCTGCTAGGAACTGACTTACTTGTGTTGGGTTTTCAGACAAAGTGGTTACTTTTGGCTTTACACGGATAGAAGTTTTAAGACCCATTCTACCTGCAATTTCACCTCTAACGGCTTCAACAGTAAAATCACGTCCCTCATTCACATCAGTAAAATCTCCGTAATCCTCATCATCTGCAATACCTAACAGCTGCATGTAAATCTCTTTTCCAAATTCCCACATACGGACTCCTTTATCCTCCTCTCCACGGACGATTACAGGAGCGTATACACGCATTTTTGGATCGAGTTTTTTGGCGAGTTGCCAATTTTCCTTATCGGAAGTTGTTCTAAGTTGCTTTGCAAACTCTACAATAGGATCTTTTTCATTCCAATTTGTAAGGGCAAACATAGGATACTTGTTAATTCCATAGTGTACAAATACTTCCTGGAATGGGTTGTTTTTGTTGTTCTTGGAAGGAACAATCCTGATTTGATACTTACCTTCTTCTCTTGGTTTCCAGAAGATCTTAGTAAAGTCGCGCTTCTCTCTCGTGCCACCTTGTGGCTGTTGCATGGAAGCTAATTTTGATTTGATCTGATTTAAGTCCATAATTAATTTTAAGGTTAATAATAGACTAAATATAATGATTGGGGATTAAGCCACCAAACTATAATTCAAAGATTTTGTAGACTTTTGTATCTAATTGTCTTAGATCATTATGATTTGTAAGTAAAATACAATTTCTATAATGGATCCACTGAATTGGGAATTTAGTATCAACTACTCCTCCATTTAAAGTTTTAATCAACACGTTCAAAGCATTGATTGTATAGAGTGTGTTTGATTCTTTTTTTCTATGAACTAGAATAGTATTAGAAGGAATAGCACTATTTACTTGCCTATCGATATTATAGGTTAAAGCGTACTCATTAGTTGATTTAATGTATAAAGCGAAAACCTTATTATTCAAGATAGAATAATGCGTACCTAATTCCTCAATTTTGGATTCAATTTGATCCTCCTCTACAAAAGTACAATATAATTTATTCATAACATATATTTTGTTATACATATTACAAATTATACGTTTCTCCTGTTTTAACAGTAGTTACCAAACCACGTTTTTCAAATATCGAAACCACTTCCTCAATATCCTCTTTGGTATCCCAATCGAAGACAAACGCATCATAAACGTATAAAAATTGATAAGAGTTTTTTCCATTTAAAGTTTTAAATATTTCCCACATTAAACTAATGTTCTGGGATGTTTCTATCTCTTGTAATAAATAGTTAAATAGTTTTTGAGGCTTAATTTCCCCCAGAATTTCCTTCTCGAATCTCCATTTTGATATAGGAGACTCTATATAGCCTTGTTGGTTATATTGGGAGTGAAGATTATCTATGAAAGTTTGGGTTTGTTTAAAAAATTCTATGTTTTTATACTCTTCAAATATTCCTCCATATAGTTGCTTGAATGTAAGCTCTTTAGCTTTTTTGTAATCTACTCCGTATAGATTAGCAAAGTGTTGGTGAATGTTTTCTCCTTTAAAATCATAGCCTATTAGGTTAGCTAAGATAGTAGGATGGTAAGATGAAATATCTATTTCTATAATGCAATCGTTCTTTGGCTTTATCACCTCCCGTGAACCATCCTCTTTATTTAACGCTAGAAAGTTTATACCATTGTATAAACAAGAGGGTCTGCGGGTTGCGGTTTTAAAGTTGTATTCGGGATGAATTTGGTCTGAGGGTGGTTTATACTCATAGTTGTCCTCGAATAATTTTGTGTCAATTGGTATACCGTTTTTAGAGAGGGCACCGAACACGATTGATGCTTTAGTGTTGTAAAAGTCATAATATTGTTTATATTGTAAGTGCTTTACCTTCTCATAGGCTGCATCGCATTTTTCAAATACCTTTGATATAGGTACTGTATAGTTTATGTTATATGTTCTTGATTGTATATCCTGAAATATGGATGGATGTATGGTGGGGTGGGATGTTTGCATTGAAATATCCTCTATATTTTTAAATGGTAAATATTGTATAGTATCTACCTTATTTTTCACCTGTATTTTTTCCATTCCCTCTAACCATTTTAAAACCGGATCTATCTCTAGAGATAAAGCCTCAGAATGGTCAATTGATAAGATATATTTTTCTTGGGGGGTAGCTACAAAGATGCAGCTAATGTAATCTAAAGAGGGTACTACCTCTAAATACACTTGTTTAAAACCTTTATAACGTAGCTCCTCAAATTGAGAGGGAGTCTCTACTAACCAAAACATAACCTAGTTTTTATAGAACTGAAGGTAATTAAATTTTAGGAATTTTCCAAGAGAAAATACATTGTTTTGTCTCTCAGTTAATTCGATTATGTTTTTATTTGTTCTAGCTACTTGTTCTTTTTCCCCTGTTAATCTCCAAGGTAAGGAAAATTGAATGAATTGGGTAAATAAATATTTTGGGTCTTTTGATTTTAACTCATTGAATGTAGCTAAAGAAATTTCTGTGTATTTTTCCTCGTTTATTTTTTTAGCAAAGTATCTTTGGAATTCTCCTATTTGGTAATCCTGGGGGGTAGGGGAGGGAACAAAGTTTGGTAAGGGTTGGAGTTTTTCTAATCGTTGGGGTTCTCCTGTTACGTTAGAGTAATTAATATTATTTAAAGTAGAGAATCTTAAATCGGTTGTTGGAGGTAAAAGGAATCCACTACCTCCATCTTCTTTAGAGATAAACTCTAATTCTATTTGGGTTTGAAGTTCATTTGGATTTCTTCCTGCGAAATATTTTTCGTTATAGGTTTCATAATAATACCCAATATAAATCTCCTTAGTTTGAACATTAATCAGTTCTCCATTAGAGTATAAATTATTTATAGTAGATGATTTAGGAAAATACATTATCCGGGAATTTCTGAATTAGTACACTCATCAAATCTTCTATCAGCAGATAAAAAGATATTCTTTTTACTATTATACCTTTCGGTACCGGGGGTGATTTGGGCTTTATCTGATGGGGACCACCAGTTGTTAATGTAACCTTTAGTCCAAGCATCAGGATCACTTCCTGATATTCCTTTATCTTTTACCCTTAGTGACATAAATCTTAAAAACTCTTTATCATTCTCAAATATTGCAAATTCTCTTACTCTTTGTGAATCTCTTCTCGTGAATCTACCTTTTATAAATTCCGAATTGTTCCACTTTCCGCTATCAGTTTGAACCCCAGAATAATTAAATCCTCCAGCTGAGCTAAATCCTTCTCCTTTTCTTTGTTCAGCAAACATTATAGCAAATACTGCTCTAGATATTTGTTTATCAATGTTAATATTATTTAGGATTCTAACTGCATCACAAAAAGATAAAAATGTTGGGGGAGGTGGTGGTTCGATTAT